TTGTTACAGGTAATACTGAATCTAGAATAATATCAGTTAGGTCTTATAGTAAGGCTAACCCATATATTATTGGGTTTGATGTTGATGCGGAAATTTATCAGAATTACGATAACGTAACTATTGACGGTAGAACTAGATTAACTAGTACTGGTTTAACAACAGGTTATACAATTGATGGTAACTTAGATGTTGATTTAGGAACAGATAATCAAGATACAGGAATACTGTACACTGATTCACCTAACATTATCGATGTCATCAATGACCAAGAGGGTCTTGGTTTAATTGTAACTAATGCGGTGATTGGGGAAACTAAGTTTCAATTTTTTGGGGAAGGTTGGAATGAAACCAATAGTCAATTATCGGCTATTACTAAAGAAGAATATCTTTTGGGGATTACAACACCACCAGAAGTACAAAGCGACCTATTTATTGATAGAGGAGCAACAACAGTTTTTGATTTACATCTGAGATTATCAGAAATTGAGAGTCTGGACCATATGACGAAGTATGGAAATGGATTTTATAATATAGAAAAACAATAAAGCTATGGCTACAGGAACTTACGGAACTATTAGACCAGCAGATGTTTCACCAGAAGATGTAGAAATATTTGTTCATTACGCACCAAATAGAGGTACGACAAATAACCCGACACTTACTAAGTTTTCGGGTGTTGATTTATTGGAAAAAGTAGAACATCCAAATAATGATACTAATACACCAGAAATTTTTGGTGGTATGTATACATTGAATTTACCTACAACTGATTTTGCTGCTAGGGGTATTTACACAATTATGATAAAACCAATCGAAATTAGAACTAAGATTGTTGATTGTGGTGTATTATCTGCATTTCCAGATATTAAAGGTTTGGTATTCGACATTACAGCGATTCCAGAAGCCTTCCAACAGAAGTTTCAGAATGACGGTCTTGTTGGTTATAGGGTTGAATACATTAATCCAAATCCAACACAAAGTGAAAGGAAAATCCAGAACTTCTTCAAGGTAATTACTTCAAATAATAAGTGTGAACCAGTTAATCAGAACTTAACTAATAGTAGTCAAAAGGCTATCAGATATAGATTCAACGACAACTCAACACTTACATTTTGTACTGTATCACCTAGCTCAAGTTCTAATGTTAAACCTAATGTTTTACCATTTATTGGTGAACCAAACCAAGAGGTTATCATTACACACACATTCTTTAATCCAGAAATGATAGAGGTTGAAGTAGTTGACCACGACATCGAGACTCTTGCTTACGGTCTATTCGGACCTCAAAGTAAATCTCTTGAAGATGGTATTTATACAGTATACAACTTCGATAACGAGATATTCGGACAATGGAACCTATTTGAAATCAAAGATAGATTTACAGGTAAACCATTATATGAAGTTAGAGAGATTAGAAACCAGATTGATGGTACTAAGACTTTCAATAATATTATTAATATCTAATAGCTAATGGCTAACGATAAAGTAAAGGTAGTCGGATACGCCCAGAGGGTGTTTTACGACAATGGCATTGAGTATAGAAACTTTAGTGACGACTTGGTAGGTAACCAGTTCGCCAGTGAAGCTGTTGCGCCTTTATTTACAATAGCCAACTTCAACATTACAACCAACTTAGAGAGGAGACAATCAAGACTATTCAACCAGAATAGATTTTCTAGTTTCTTCTGTATGGCTGACCTAACACAAGAAACCAGCATTGATGTACAAGATATCGTTGATGCTAATTTGAATATCAAACTTAAGTTAGATAAATCAAATCTGTGTAACTATGCTTACTTTGGGTCAATGGTTGAATTCATGAGAGTTGCACTTGAAGAGATTATCATGAAATGGCCAGCATCGCTGTCTGTAAGTCAATTTAAAGACACTACAGCAGCTACTGGACTTACGGCTGAGGATTATGTATATGATGTATTAGAAGAGACAGCTATATTCAGAGTACCCACAAATAGTATCACAAACAAATTCAACATTAATTACTTAAACAATGGTGTTGTCATTGCATTGAATACTGGTGAGGTAGATATCAAGAATATGCCAGTAACATTTGAATCTTATGTGATTGATATTAACAATTCTCAACATAAGGTAATAGGTTTCACAGGAGCAACACAAACTGATGATGATTACATCTACTTTGAGGTAGAGGGTAATCCATTCACAGCTTCAACATCGGTAACATCTTACCATATAAGACCTAATAATGATATTGTAGAGCTATTCTTCAGTATGTTACCAGATTTTGAGGCGTATCTCCTTAATAGAGACACGATTCCTAACTATACTGCTGTATTCAGATACCCATTTAGGACTGATGATGGCATTATTCAGTATAGAGAGTCTGAATTAACGTGGCCCGCTACTGATGGGTACAATATTGACTTCGATACGGCCAAATATACTATCTTTGTCTCTGAATTATTGGACTTAGCGGTCAGTTTTGATGATAATAAGACAGATATTGTTGCAAGACAGTTAGTTTCGGAGTCTATTTCCGATTTCGATACCTTCCCAAGATGTGATGGTGGTGAAGAAGTCAGTGAAGGACAGAAAATTAACAGAACTCTTAGGATTTATGGTCGAGAATTCGATGAAATCAAGAGATATATAGATGGAATCAAGTTTACCAACACGGTAACATACGATAAAAAGGATAATACACCTGATGCGGTGTTAAAATACTTAGCTAAGACACTTGGTTGGGGTATGATAACTTCAGTTTTAGAGGATGACTTACTTATGACGTATCTCAGACCTTCAGACCCAAGTTATTCGGGTCAAACAAGAGGTCTTACACCTTATGAGGCTGAAATTGAGATGTGGAGAAGAATAATCCTCAACTCACCTTGGATATGGAAGTCTAAAGGACATAGAAAAGTAATTGAGTTCTTCCTCAAATTTATTGGGACCCCTAGAGACCTAATTCAGTTCAATGAGTATGTATGGGTTGCTAAAAAACCTGTAGATGTTGAATTGATTAAAGATGTAATGGAAGAATTGGGTTATGATAGCACATTTATCGATAATCTTAACTTTGACTCGGAAGGTTACCCAAAAGCCCATAGAAATGGGTTCAATGGCATGTATTTCCAGAAAGGTGGTCTATGGTATAGAGAAACTGGTGGTCCAGCATCTGCGGTTGACATTACAACGGGTAATAATCCGCACGTTGGACCATATGATGGTGGTAAAGAATATATTGACCAATTCCGTTGCTTAATTCCAGATTTCTCAGCGGTTACTATTACTAGAGAAGACATAAGTACGGAGATTCAAAACATATTCACTAACTACAACAGTGGTTTGGTAAACAATTCAACAGATGACGTATCATATGATATTTTAAACAATGATGGTGTCCCAATTGAAGAGTGTTTTGAAATATATGGTGAAATAATTGAAGACCCACAACCAACTACAGAGATTACTGATTGTGGTTGTGAAACGGGAGAAGGTGATGATGCTATCAGATTCTCAATCATAAAAGCTGAACCAGAAGAAGAAATTGATTGTGGATATTCAGCATTTACATTCCAAGATGATGGATTTATCACATTCACATTGTATAATGGTAAAGAATCATTTGCAATTCCAGTTGAGTGTTGTGAGGCTATCGGTCAAACACCAGTAATGGTTGACGGTGCTTGGTGGTGTATGTGGAATGATACTATTTTAGGTTGTGAGGGATACCAAGATTGGGCAATCCAAACTGATGGTATTGTAATATGGTTAGACCCTTCAGGTGAAGAAACAACAATAGTCCCATCTGCGGAATGTTGTGATATAAGAAAAGAATACGTTGCTATACCAAGTCCTGTGGGTGGGTTCCAATGTGTTATACCATGTACAGGGTTACAAGGATGGCAAATAACAACTGAAGGTTTAGTTATTTGGTTACAACCAAATGGTACAACAACAACAACAGTTCCATTTGCAGAGTGTTGTGAAAGAGATGGTTTTACAGCGGTACAAGTTAATAAAGATGGAACTGAATGGGAATGTTATATAACAAAACCAGCAGAATGTCACTCGTGGGAGATTGTTGCTGTACAAATTGATGGTATAGCAGTATGGCAACCAAGTGGTGGTGGACCAACAACGATAGAGGTTAGTGACCCAGAATGTTGTGAAAGGAATGGATATACAGCAGTTCCTTCTCCATTTAGTAAGGACTCATGGAATTGTCTATTCGAACAAGGAGGACCAGCGGGTGAAGAAGATACAGGACTAGTATCACCAGCACCTAATACAAATACAAGAAGATAATGGCTGAACATTGTGTAGACATAAACGGAAATGATATTTGCCAAATTATCCTTCAGGATAATGGGACTGTCCTTGGTCTGCTTTGTAGTCCAACAAATGAACCTGCACCAGAGCCAACATATGAGGAAGCACAA